GATTTGAAGCAGAATTAATTAAGCCCTATCCTTTCAAGAGTGCAAACGGTTTCGTAGATTATAAACCTGCGATTAAGTCAACAGTATTTGATGTTGATGGTACTTGTGTATTCTTACAAGATGATGGTCAAGGTAATGTGATGACAATTACAGATGAAGTTACGAATCCACAAATTATTAATCCTACTGCAGGAACAGTTGATTATAAAACAGGTGAAGTTAAATTAACAAACTTTAAAGTAGAAACATTTACAGGCTCGGCAATTAAGATTAGTGCAAAAACTAAAACTGCTGATATTAAAGCACCAAAAGGAAGAGTATTTATTTTAAGAGATACTGATGTTAAAGTAACAATGAACTTGATGGAATTTAATAGACCTATTGCTACGCAATCAGCAACGAATCCTCCAACAGGAACAACGACATCTTATTAAGAGAGAAGAAACATGCCTCAGGGTGAAATAGAAAAAAATATATCGCTTTTTGTAAAGCGCCAATTCCCTGCGATTTATCGGGAAGATGGACCTGAGCTTGTTCAATTAGTAGAAGATTATTATAAGTGGTCAGAAACTCAAGAGAATCAACATATCTATCAACAAAGAAGATTCTTTGAGACTAAAGATATTGATACTACATTAGAGAGTATGATTATATTCTTTAAGAAAAAGTTTCTTGCTGACCTACCACTTAAAACGGATATCATCAAGTTTATTATTAAAAATATTCTTGACTTATATCGTTCAAAAGGTACTGCTCGCGGTATCGAATTATTCTTTGCGATATTCTATCAAGAGTTTGATATTGAAATCATATATCCTTCAGAAAGAATGGCAAAGATTTCTGATTCTGATTGGAAGCAAGGTGTATACTTACAAATGTTTCCAAATCAAAACAAATTTACATCAAAGAGTGGTAAAGAATATACTTACTTTGATTTATTATCTCGTAACATTACAGGTGCCTTCTCTGGTGCAAAAGCATCAGTCCGTTCAGTTAACTTCTTTATCTTAAATGGAATTAAAACTGCGGTTGTATATCTCGATGGAATTAAAGGTAACTTTGATAAGTTTGAAGATATCACAACAAAAATAAGTGGTGAAGTTGTTTCGTTTGGTAAAGTAAATGGTTCCTTATCAGGTTTCATTATTGATACTTTTGATAAAGGAATGACAGGAAGGTCAGTTGGTGAAATCTTTGACGTAAAACAAAAAGACGGTAATTCAGGTAAAGCAATCGTTACTGCTATTTCCGATGAAACAACAGGAAGAATTTCATATGATGTTCTTGACGGTGGTTATGGTTATACAATTGATAATACACGCTTATTAGTTTCTAATCAATCTCTCATAACAAATAATGAAGATTTAAATTATGTCATAGGCGAAACCGTTGAAGACCAAGGTGGTAACGAAGGTATTGTCATTGGACAAAATGCAAGTTCTGTTGGATTCAGAATGAATGCAGGTAATGCATTTAACGCAGGAAGTATTATTACAACAACTCGTGGTTCAAATGAATATGTAGTTACAGTTGCTTCACTAGGTAATGAAGTTACGCAGAAAAATGAATCGTCTCCTGGTCCGTTATATCCTGACACTTCTGATACTGATGATGTTATTGTATCAAGTTTGGCAGATACTTCTGTTGCTTCTGTTATTACTGATTTAATTCAACCTCATTTAGGAACAACATTAAATATAACTGATTACGAATCTGTAGCTCCATTCTCAGGAACCGCTTCTCCAGTTAATTTATCAACTCCTTTGGAAGATGCATTTAATATTCAAGATTTAACAATAGGTACTATATCTGGGTTTAATAATGTTAATCCAGGTTCCGAATATAAAAACGATGTATTTGCGATAGCACAAGACAGTGTGTTCAAAAACTTTGAACGCAAAAATCAAATACTTCAATTTGCTGATGCAGGTGTCGCAGGAAACTTTTCAATAGGCGATCGTATTGTTGGTGTAGGTACTGGAATTACTGCTGTTGTTAAAAGAACAAATTTAGAAGCTGGAAGTATTACCGTTACTCCATTTGCTTATTATGGTTTCAGTGGAGAAGATATACGTTTTGAATCTTCACCTGAGCCTGACTTTGAAGTTATCGCAGTTGAAACCGATTATGAGAATAGTCCATCATTTGGTGATAACGCAATCATTAATGCAGAAACTGAATTCGCAATAGGAAGAGTTAAAGAAGTTAATATTTTATCTTCAGGATTTGGATATGTTGATTATGGAACTGAGCCAGAAATATTTGCTGAAGGTAAAGGTGAATTAAGAGATGCAAATAATGACATTGTTGCTACAGGTTGGGTTGAAGCAACACAACAAGGTGTCACATCAGGTTATTGGTCAAATGAAAATTCTCATTTAAGTGGATATAGAACAAAGCCAGGTCAATCTTCAGATAATACATTAGAATATTACGATGCAGGAGCAAGAATACAAGATAGTGACTTCTATCAAGAGTATTCATATCAAATTAAATCTACATTACCTTTACAAGAATACGAAACGTTATTAAGAGAAAATGTTCACCTAGCAGGTTCAAAATTATTTGGTGACTTTATCTTTAAGGCGTATGTTGGTTCAGGAATGAAACCACGATTCTTGAGATTGTTTAATGACCAAGGTGCTGGATCACCATTTGATTTAGCCGACATTGAAAGCTTAAGAGCTTCAGTTACAAATTACACTTCTGATAGTACTTATGTATCAGCTGACCATATACCGGGCGGTTCAGGTGGTTTAACATTAAGTACAGCTTCAGCAACAGATTTAACAATTACAAAGAATTGGAGTCAAGGCTTCCATGATTACGACGTAACAGTACAAATGCCTACAGTAGGAACGGCTCCTTACCCAGTTGCTATTTTATTACACGGTAATGGTGGAACAGGTGCTGGTTCAGTTTCGCAATTTGCTGATAACTTACCAGGACATATATTAATTGGTGTTGATGGATTTGCTAATTCTTGGAATATTTCAGAGGAAACCTCAAAAGGTCCTGACATTGAAATGTTAGAAGAACTTATCACAATGTTACAAATATATAATAATGTTGATGAAACTAAGATTCGTATTGTTGGTACAAGTAATGGCGGAGCTCTTGCATTAAGGGCAGCGGTTGAAATTGGTGATACTGCAGTTGATACTATTGTCTGTATGATATCACAAGCACACAACGAACAATATAGAAACGGTTATTTCTATTACCCATCTAATGAAGAAATAACTGGATCACAATCTCCAAATCTAGGTTATGATTTAATAAAGAACCCAATACCTCAAAGAAGACTTGTTCTAATGAATGGTCTTCAAGATACTACAGTCCCATACGCAGGTGGAACAGCGTTAGGAGTGGAGTTCTTAAAGGCTCAGGATAGTGCATATAGATTTGCACAAGCACAAGGATGGACAGGAAGTCAAAATCTTGGTGGAGCCGCTTATGGAGCAGACAGTTTAATTGTTGATTATGATACAGTTATTTTCTTGAAGGACGATGTAGGACATACCGTTTCTGACGATATGAAGAACCTATTGAATAAGTACCTTGAAGATGACTACAATATAACATATTAAGAATAAATAATAAATTAAATAAATTAATTTTAGGAAAGAACAGCTATGGCCAAGCAAACAATTAATATTGGTGTATCGGCGAATGACGGAACAGGTGATCCGCTTCGTAATGCATTCGATAAAACAAACGATAACTTTAATGAGTTATACCTTGCATTAGGAGGTTCGCAAAACGCAACCGACTTATTTGATACAGAAGGTAATTTAGATTTATTGGGTAAACCTCACAAGGTATCATTCTTATATGCAACAGAAGCAGAACTTCTTGCCGTTGACCCAAGTACTTATCACGGTGCAATCGGACATGCTCATGATACAGGATCTTTATATTACGCTCATGGATCTTGGAGAAAATTATTATCTGATACCTCAGCAGGAACAATCACTAATCACACAGACCCACTTAACTCATTTGTATATTCGGCCAATATATTAAATAGCGAAGTTGATGGTTATGTTCTTGGAACAAGCGCAAACGGTTCTTACAGTTGGGTTGAAGCCAGCGGAAGTAGTTTTGGAACTGGAGATGTTGATACACATTTAAATATTTCGGGTGCAAGCTCTAATGATATCTTATCTTGGGATGGTTCTGATTATGCTTGGATTTCTCAAGCAGGCGGCGGTTCTTATTCTGATAACGACGTAAGTGCTCATTTAAATATAAGTAGTGCACAAGCTAACGAAGTATTACAATGGAGTGGTTCTGATTATCAATGGGCTGCTTTACCAGCAACATTTGCTACAAGTGATGTTGATACACATCTAAATGTTTCAGGTGCAGGTACAGGTGAAATACTTAGTTGGGATGGTTCAGACTATGCTTGGATTTCAGCTGGCGGTGGTAGCGGATATACAGATGCTGATGTTAATAATCATTTAAATCAAGGCACGGCAGGAACTAATGAAGTATTAAGTTGGGATGGTTCTGATTATGCTTGGGTTGCTCAAAGCGGTGGCGGTTCTTCAACACTAGCCGCTTTAACTGAAGTTAATACAGCAGATCTTGATGTACATGATATGGCATATCCTGCTACAACAGTTCATGTTATGACACCAAACGGTTCAAGTGCATATCGTTCGGATCATTATGGCACAACAGATAATCCAACACTATATGTTAATGCAGGAGAAACAATTGCTTTTGATTTAACAGGTGTTACTGCATCACATCCATTTGAAATTCGTTCAGATGCAAGTACTGCATATAATACAGGACTTGTTCATATCGCTCCTGATGGAACTAGGACAACAGGTTCAAACGCACAAGGCAAAACATCAGGTGTTTTATATTGGAAAGTACCTGGCGATATAAGTGGAACATATAAGTATATTTGTAATGTTCATGCTTCAATGATTGGTGATATTGAAATTGCTGACCCATCAGCAAGTGGTGGTGGCGGTTCATTACCAACAAGAACAACAAAGACCACAGTAACAGGAGGTATGACCGCTGACCAAAATGCAGATATTATAATTGATGGTTTCAAATCATTTGCGTTAATGAAAATTGCTACGACTCACGCAGCCTGGGTAAGGTTATATGTTGATACTGCTTCAAGAACAGCAGATTCTTCAAGAACTGAATTAACAGATCCTGCTCCTGACGCAGGTGTGATTGCTGAAGTTATTACAACAGGTGCTGAAACAGTTAAGTTTGGTCCTGCAGTTTTAGGTTGGTTAGAATCAGGAAATCAAATTATAGCAGCGGTTAAAAATAAGTCAGGTGCAACAAATAATGTCGGTGTAACTTTAACTCTTATGCAATTAGAGGCTTAATTTAAATGAAAGAATATATGGTCACCCTTTATCGTCGAGAAGACTTGGATGATTTCTATAATGATATGGAAACTCCAGGAGGTGACTTATACATTCCTGATAGAGCAGTTGATTTACAATTAAGAAGACGAATTAGTCGAGTCACAAACTATATGCTGACTCCTGAAGAAGCTGAAAAATTAAAAGAAGACCCAAGAGTAAGAGATGTTGAAGATAAAGAACTCTTTGATTTAATTACTTGGGAAGCTGAAGGTTACGAAGATAACGGAACTTGGAGAAGACATCGTAGTACTTTTCCTACTGCATCTGAAAAAAATTGGGGAATACTTAGACATACTGTGGCAGCTAATCCTGACGGAGATTGGGGAAGTGATGATGATAGTGATAAG